CTGGGCGGAGAGGGCGGCCCGTGCGTAGTCCCACATCTGCGAGGCTGTGTAGGCGTTGTTCTGCAAGCCGGTCTTGCTAACCGGGTAATTCGGGTACGGCAGCGGCGGGAGCTGATCCCCCAGCCTCACCCTCCCACCGGGCTGCGCGTCCGCCAGGGTCTTCTTGGTATTCATGCAACCTCCTGCAGTTGGGAGGCCTGTTCGGCCTCGATCAGGGCATAGCCGATTCGGTCGACTCGTTCGCGCAGCTGGCGGCGTGCGATCAGCAGCTGCAGCGCGATGTGCCGGCGGTGGTCGTTGAGCTGGAACGTCCGCGTCTCGATGTGCAGCTTTCCGGCCAGGTCGCGGCGGAACAGGCGGTAGGTGAGGACGTGGCCGCCCAGCACCTTGTCGATGGACCGGCCCCAGGCGAAGCCCTCGGTGCGCTTCGGCAGCCGGCGGTCGTAGCGGTGGTGGGTCATCAGTAACCCCGCATCCGCAGGTTATCGATCGCTGCGATCACCTCGTTTCCTGCCCGGGTGCCCAGCTGGCCGCGCAACTTCGCGTCGGCCCACATCTTGTCCTGCGATACGCGGTCGTTGCTGTGGACCTTGCCCAGCTCGGCGCGGGTCTTCAGGTACTGGCCGATGGCTTCCTGTTGTGCGGAACGGTTCATGCGTGGCTCCTCAGCAGCACGCGGCGCACCGGCCCGTGCCACAGATTGTGGTTTGAATTCATCGGGACATCCTCTTGCCGGCGCCGATTGCTACCGCGACCGGGTGACGCTTCAGGCGGTAGTGCAGGCCGGACCGGGTGATGCCGATCTCGCGTGCCCACTGCGACAACGTCTGCGTGCGGCCCTGGTAGGTCAGGTGCAGGTTGTCGCGGCGGTTGGTGGACTGCTGCTCGAGCGTTGCCCAGCGGCAGTTGCTGGGCTCGTAGTCGCCGTTGCTGTCGATCCGATCCAGGGAGAGTTCAGGCGACGGCTTCCGGCCCATGTCGGCCAGGAAGTTCTCGAACGAGTTCCACCTGTCGCAAACCTTGATCCCGCGAGCGCCGTACTGCGCCCACCCGGTTGCGGATGGTTCGGTGCAACGGGCATGCATGCCCCGCCAGGTCTGGTGCTCGGTCGACCGGCTCTCGCCGTGCTTGGTGGTGGCTTCCCGCCACAGGCAGCCGCAGGACCGCGTGTGCCCTGACCGAGCATGGGTGGCCAGAGTGGTTGTCTCTCCGCCGCAGTCACACGCGAACAGCCAACGGGCACTGCCGGATCGGTCGTTCCCGACCTGTCGAATGGCGGTCAAACGATGGAATCGCTGGCCGGTGATGTCGCGCTTACGGTTCATGGCAGGCGCACCTTCTGCAGGTCGGCCCAGGTGAGCGGGTGAGGGCGGCGCTTGATCCGCTCGTACGCGGCGCTGTGGGATATGTCCAGGATCTCGGCCACCTGCGCGGTCGTGTAGCGCTTGCCCTCGATGACGTGGGCGAACAGCTGCGCGCGGGCCTGGCCGCCACGGCGCAGGCTCTTGGCGTGGCAGGGGTACAGGGCGACGTCCATCAGGCGGCCACCTGCTGGTGATCGCCAGCGCGCAGGCTCTGCTCGAACCCGACGACCATCTGGCGGAACGGTTCCAGGTCGGCGCGCAGCTTTGCGATGAACGCCTCGTCGCGGTCGAAGCGGCGCCACCACAGCTGTTTGCCGACGGCGGTAAGCGCCGGGCAGTACAGGCCGATGTGCCACCACTTCCGGTCGGTCAGCCACATGCAGCCCTGCGCCTGCTCGAACACCTCGCTGGCATTGCCGTCGATGTGGAAGGCGCGCAGCTTCTCCGGGTTGATGAAGGCCTTGTACTCACTGCCGCCGTCGTCGTTGATGAAGCCATCCGCCGAACAGCCGTAGTCGCCGCAATCGCTCAGGACGAACCCGGCGCGCTTCACCAGCAGGCCGGACTGCACCTCATGCTCGGCGCGCGCGAAGGGTTCCAGCTCATGGCCGCGGCGCATGGCGAACGTCTCGAAACCCTCGTCCAGCGGTTGACCGCTGATGCGCTCGATCGCCAGCCGGAACGCGTAGTTCTTCGAGGCCTCGCTGAAGTCGCCGATGGGCTCGCCGGCCAGCGCCTTCTCGATGATGGCCGAGCGCGGCACGGCCTTGTAGCCGGCGCGCTCCATGGCGGTTTTCTCGGCCAGGCCGGACAGCACCGCGTCCACATAGGTGCGCTGCTGGTCGCTCAGCTCGCCCACGCGCGAGCGCGCGGTGGCGAACATGCTGGCGGTTATGACCCCGGCGCGGGCGTTGTGCCAGGCGTCGCTGCCTTGGTCGCAGTGGATAAGCCTCATTCCACCACCTCCGCTGCGGCACGTTCTGCCTCAGCCTTCAGCGCTTCCAGTCCCGAGCCGCCGATCAGCTTGCGCTGCTGCGGAGTGAGCTTCGACCACGCCTCGCCCAGAGCTTCCAGGCCAGCCATGGCAATGTCCTGCAGGCTGGCATACAGCGCGTTGCGCTCTGCCTCCTGATCTTCCGACAGCGGGGCGGGCAGCGCCTGCTGCTGAACCTGCTGTCCGGCCAGCACGGCCAAGCCTTCGCCGCCATCGGTGTTCAGGTGGTGGATCGCGGTGTCCAGGCGCTCGGTCTTCGGCCAGTACTTGTAGGCGCGCTTCACGACGGTCTTTTTCGCCATCTCGCCCCAATCGGTCAGCCACGGGCAGGACTTCTTTTTCGAGATCCACGCCTTCCATGCCGACGAGCGATCCCTGATTTCGTTGATTTCATCCACGGACATTGCGGTGGTCAGGTAATCGCCTTCGGGCGTCTTCACCACCACATAGGCGCCCACAATCTCGCCGCGGTTGCGGCTGAACGGGGCCCGCTTGTGGATTGGCTCCTTGTCCACTCCGACCAGCTCGAACAGGTCACTCTCGTAGACCAACTCGGCCTGCCCCCAGCGGATCGACCCCGAGTCGATGGCCAGATCCATCAAGCCCATGTAGCTGATGTCGAGGCAGATCTTGCCGTCGCGCGGGACCAGGTAGGCCTGCTTCTTCGCCGGATTGAGGCTGATGCCGATGGCTGCGATGTTGACGACCGCAGCGACGACCGACGCCCGGTTCTGCATCGCGATCTTCATCGCGTAGTCGTTGCCGTACAGCGTCTGCAGGGCGAATTCCGCCTCGCGGTCGAAATTGATGGACCGGTCGGACAGCACCGAGACGAAGGAGTCCTTGGTGCCGTAGACCGAATCCTCGATGGTGACGATCTGGTTCATGGCTGCTCTGCTGGTAGGTGGAATAGGTGCCCGGCTCTCGGAGCCGCCGCCGGGCGGGCGGGTGCTTCCCTGCGGGGTCAGAACACAATTTCCTCGGCGTCCGCAGCGGTGGCTTCTTCGCTGACGGCCTCGGCGTCGTGCAGAACGGGGGTTACCGTGCAGCTGGTCACCGACTGGATGCCGGCAAGCTGCGCCTTCAGTTCGTCCAGTTCCTTGGTGAGGGCTTGGTTCTTCGTGTATTCCTTGGCCCACATGCTGTTCTTCTCGGCGGCGTCCTTCTGTGCCTGCTCGACCAGCGGATGGGTCGGCTCCAGCTCGCCGCCTTCGGTGTACTCGATGCGAACGCCTTCCTCGGCGCGCTTCCAACCGCTGGTGCTGTAGTAGCCGTCGCGTTCGAAGATGGTTGCGCGCGCCATCAGTTCGGCGGCCAGCCCGGCGCAGTCGCTGGGCAGGATGATGGCGATACGGTCGTTGCCGCCGACGGTGATCTTGATCTTCATGGGTCTGTCCTTGGTCTCGGGGAATGAATGCCGGCGTCGTGGAATCCCGGCCGGCGCGGGGCCCGTGAGGGCGGGGGAATTCCGTTACGCGGCCAGGTCGGCCTGTTGCTGGGCGGCGCTCGGCGGCGTGAGGCTGACGCTCACGGACCCGCGATCCCAGGCTTCGAGCAGCGGCGCGAAGTCGTCGGACTCGATCGTGGTGTTGACCTTCAGGGTCAGCTCGACGCTGCCGCCTTCGATGAACGACACCTTCTCGATTACCAGTTCCGCATCGGCGAAGAACAGCGGATCGATGTGTTCCAGGAGACTGTGAATCTCCAACTCGTAGCCTTTGATCTTCATGCCGATCTTCTGTTCCTTCAGGTACGGGAACTTCAGAGCGGTGAGGTAGTTGCCGTCGATCGGCAGGTTCTGCTGCGAGCCGCTGGACGGCTCTTCGTAGAACGACGGGCGCAGCTTCTTGTCGATGATGTCCAGGATCAGCGAGCTGGATGCCGCGGTGAACGTGATGGTGGCGGCCGGAACCCTGCTCTCGCCGTGGCTCTCTTTCCGCAGGTTCAGATGCGAGAACTCCGCATCATGCTTTTCAAGCTGGAACATCGGTGGTGCCTCTCGTAGGAGCCGGCCGCGCCGGCGGGAAGTCAGGACCAGGCCAGCGGCCAGCACATCGCCCAGCCAAGGCCGAGGACGATGGCGACGCAGCCCAGGAAGGCGAGGAAGTCGGCTGCGTTGCGGCAGCCAATGCGCGCGAGCAGGCGACGCCGACGGACGGGGACGCGCACCGGCCGCACCAGGTGCACGAACAGCACCCCCACGTGGTTGAGCTGCACAGCCCACAGCGAGGCGAGCCACGCCCAGCGGTGGACGGTCACCAGCTGCTCGGTGCGGGTAACAGGGCAGACGGAGAAGACGCCATAGCGGTCAGCGCGCATCGTCGTTTTCCTCCACGCACAGGCCGTCCACGGCCTCGCGCTCGTTGTGTGGGTCGGTGGGTGCGCAGGCGGCCAGAGCGGCGCGCAGGCGGTCGTCGGCGGCCAGCTGGTCGGCCAGGTCCCGGGCGGTCAGCGAGGCGTGGGCGGCAGAAAGAAGCTCGGTTGCCAAGTCATGGGCATCGCGCAGAACTTCGAACTCGCGAATCTCGGCGCGATTGGTAGCCATCGCGATCGCGTGTTCCAGCGCGTCCAGCAGACCGGCGGTCACGAAAGCACCGCCTGCAGCAGCACGGTGGCCAGCACGCCCAGGCAGAACGACAGGGCATTGGCGACGACCGTGGCGACCACGTGGTGGCGCTGCTCGCGTTCGGCGGCGGTCATGCGGCCTCCATGGCGTCGAGCGCCTTGGTTGCTTCTTCCAGTTCCGTTTCCAGCGATTCGATGTGCTGGTTCTTCTCCGCGATGCTCTCTTCCAGCTCGGCGATGGTCTGCTGGGCCTGGATCAGTTCGAGGTAGGCGTTGTCCAATGCCTCGCGCAGCGGGATGGTCGCTTCGTCCTTGATGCTCTCAACCAGATCCTTCAGCACATCCTCGATCGCAGATGGGATGGCCTCGATAGCCTTGTCCCTCAACTTGTCCAGCTTCGGGCAGGTTTCCCCGATGGCATCGAAGGACAGGCGGCGAGCTTCGCGCTCGTTGGCCCGGCTCATGCGGCACCGCCTTTGACGCGGGCGAGGGCCCTGGAGCGGGCAAGCTCACCAGCTTCCTGCGCGGCCTTCTTCGAGGCGTATCCCGTCCCGCTGCGCGGTCCGGCGACGAATGCCCACTGGCCACGCCCTGCTGCGTGGACGCGCACAGGCCACAGCACATCGACAGGGGCGCTCATGCCGCCACCTGCTGCAGCGCCATTTCCAGCAGCTGTGCATCTATCGCGGCGGCCTCGTCGCGGGCCAGCCGGTAAAGGTCCAGCAGTACGCCCGAGCCCATCAGGTCGGCCGGGTCCGTGTGGTGCAGCCGGTGCAGCGCCAGCGACACCTCGGTGTAGTGGGTGTCGCTGAAGGTGCCGGCCGTCAGTTCCTCGGCCTCGCGCAGCTTCGCCGGGTCGGTGCGGTAGGCCTTGGCAAGGTCCGCTGCCTGCTCGGCGCGGTGTTCCTGTTCAAGGCGCGGATCTTCCTGGTCGTCCCAGCTGCGCTGGGCGTTGCGGGCCACATCGGAGGGAGTGTGGAAGGCCATGGCTCAGGCCCCCACTTCGATTTCGTAGTGGCGGATGGCGGCTTCGTGAGCCTGCCTCTCCGGCAGGTGCCCCCAGCGCGCTTCCAGTACCCGCTGAGCGGCCTGCTCGCGGGTCAGGTTGATGCCGAAGACGTCGCGGCCCTCGGCGACGATGCCCTCATTGCGGGCGATGGCCTGGAAACGGATCGCTGCCAGGTCGATGTTGCCGTTCTGCAGTTCCATGGTGAACCCCGTTTGGGATGGCCCAAGAGGGCCGACGGGGTAAGATTAGGGGCGCTAATCTTCAGTGTCAATAGGGGCGCTTATATTTCGCGGCGAGAGCTGAAACCTCGGCGGAACCGTTACAGGGAGGACAGCACGCCCAGCTGTACCTCAGCCCTTCGGGCGGGGGGCAGGTTACCCCCGGCAAGTATTCCCGCCACCAACACGAACTCAAGCCAGCTGCTTCGCTGCGCAATGACCGGGTATCGGTTCGAGAGCGCACCAACCGCCGCGGCTGTGAAGTCCCCCACGCGTTCTACGAGCGGCGCATCGGCTTGTTCTGGCCATACGACCCAGGCTGCAGACACTTCCGAAATGGCAGCCCGAAGCATCTTCCGATGCTGCCAAGCTCGAAGACGCGTGGCGAGAGCCCGAATCATTCCTCCCAGCTCCCAATCCAGCGGACGCGGCCAATTACCTGGATGGGGTGCCTTGGGCTGTCCATGCGCTTCGGCTTGCGCCAGTTGTGATCGCCGCGGGGGTTATCGGCCTTGAAGAACACGAGGTCGTCGATCACCTCGCACCGCTTCACCTGGTACTCCTTCGCCGCGCCGCCGCCATCGACCATGACTACATACAGGTGACCATCGCGGGGGCGAGTGTCTGTTGTGTCGAACAGAACCGCGTCCCCGCTGTGAATGCGTGGTTCCATGCTGTCGCCACGCCCATACATGACGGCCAGGGCATCCGGGCGAAGGCGCTTTCTCGCCAACGACTCGCTGCGGAACTTCAGGCGGTGAGTTTCGGCGTACTCCTGAGCTTCAGGACCACCGCCCAGGCCCATGGCCTGCGCATAGCCCTTGATGTCCGCCCAGTCACCGGCGTCGGAGGGCTGTGACACCAGCTGCTGCTCGGGCAGATCGTTTCGCACGTCCGTGTCGTTGATGCCAAGCAGCCGGCAGAAGACCACCAATGTCCGGTAGTTCATCGGGATCTTGCCGTTCAGATACTGACTGACGGCTCCCTGGGTGATGCCCAGCTCGTCGGCTACCTGGTCCTGCGTGAGCCCCAGCGCTCGAGCGCGTGCTTGCCATTCAAGTTTCAGCCTGGCGGCAGCTGCCACGTCGGCAGGGGTGGGCTTCGATTTACGGCTGTTTTCCATATCAGGAACGCTAATTGCGGCGGGTTCAGTAATCCATGAGGGGCGCTATTGATCTTTCACATCAGGGGCGCTAATAATGACGCCCATGGACATCGCCACCTACCGACGAGAAAAGGGGCTGTCGCAGTCGGCTTTCGCCGATCTGCTGACGGCATCGGGTTCACCCGCCACGCAGGGTCTTGTCTCCCAATGGGAGAAGGGGGCAACGATCCCCGCCGAGCGCGTGGTTGAAATCGAGCGCGCTACGGAGGGGGCCGTACGACGTCAGTCACTGCGCCCTGACCTGTGGCCGGAAGAAGCAACGCAAGAAACGGCAGGCTGACGTGACCACCTCACCGCGCCTTGGCGGGGAAGGGCACCACGGTGCCCGTGCCGGGCAGCGGTGGCTCACGGCGCTTACGGGGGTATGGGCGCACATCGACCCTTCGACCCTGACGGATGAGGGCGAAGCACTTCCCGCTGATCCACTGGAATTTCAGATCCACGACGTTGGATCGCGGCTTACGAACTGACCTGGGCATTCAAGGCTTCCATCTGAGAGGCCTTCTTTTTCGCCCGCAAACCCTTGGCAATAAAAGGCAAATCATGGAAAGCATTGGCAAGCAACAGGACAACCTCCGCCTTGTATTCGGTGTGCACAGCGCGCCGAAGGATGCCCCGCAGAAGCTGCTCCGCCAGATCGAATCGGCCGCTCAGGCCCTGGCGGTATCGATGCAGGCCGGTGGCCACAAGCTGGCGACGATCGCCGCGGCCGTTGGCAAGTCGGAAAGCTACGTGTCGCGCATGCGCACCGGTGAACGGCCTATCCCGGCCCGCCTGGTGCTGTCGCTGTGCGCCGCCACCGGCTCGAATCTCATCCGCCAGTACATGGACCTGCAGGCGGCCCTGGAACAGCCCGACCCGCGCTCGGAGATTGCGCGCCTGGCGGGGATGCTGAGGTCCGCCTGATGGACGCCACTGAAAAGGCGCTGCTGGCCGTGCGTGTGCTGTGGCACACCGCCGCCCTGCTTCAACTGCTGCGGGGTGCGTGATGGCCCGAATCCGTACCGTGAAGCCTGAGTTTTGGTCCAGCGAGCAGGTGATGGAATGCTCGCCGATGGCTCGACTGCTGTTCATCGGCCTGTGGAATTTCTGCGACGACGCCGGCAACCACGTTGCCAGTGCGAAGACCGTCAAGGCTGAAATTTTCCCCGCTGACGATATTTCCTCGTCGGATGTGCAGCGAATGCTCGACGAGCTGTCGTCGAATTCCCTGATCGCCTTCTATACCAAGGGCGACAAGGACTATCTGCACGTCACTGGATGGAAGAAGCATCAGAAAATCGACCGTCCGACGTTCAAACATCCGGCTTATTCGGATGATGATCGTCGAGGCCTCGGCGAGCCCTCACCCCCGGAAGGGAATGGAAGGGAAGGGAAGGGAAAGGAGAAAGAACAATCCTCGCTTCGCTCGGATTCGTCGCCGCAGCTGGCGCTGACCGGCGACAACCAGGCACCGCCGGCAGCGAAGGTCACCAAGGCCGAACGCATCCGCCAGATAGCCGAGGACGCACAGGCTGCGTACAACGCCACGATGGCCAAGCCCCACGGGCTGCTCGCGGCCTGCACAGTGCTGAACAAGCCACGGATCAAGGCCGTGGAGAAGGCCCTGCCCACCGTGCGCCAGCTGTGCCTGCGGCTGTTTGGCAGCGAGAAGGTCACGCCGCAGTTTTGGACCCTGTATTTCGAGACGGCCGCCGATGACGACTTCCACGCCGGCCGGCAGCCGGGCGGTGTCGGGCACGAGAACTGGAAACCGGACTTCGAGTACCTGCTGCGTGAAACGGTGATCGCCAAGCTGGCCGACCGTGCGCTGTCCGAGGTGACCCAATGAACGCGCTGCCGGACTTCTACCGCGAGGAAGGGCTGCGCATGCTGCCGCAGGCCATCGAGGCCGAACAGGCGGTGCTGGGCGGGCTGATGCTGCGGCCGCAGGCCTGGATGGACGTGCAGGACGTGCTGACCGCGCATCAGTTCTACCGCCGCGATCACCAGCTGATCTGGCAGGCCATCGAGGACGTGCTGAAGAAGGGCCGCGAGGCCGACGCCGTCACCATCGGCGAGTGGTTCGAATCGCGCGGCAAGCTGGAACTGGTTGGCGATGGCGCCTACCTGATCGAGCTGTCGGCCACCACGCCGTCGTCGGCCAACGTCCGTGGCTATGCCGAGATTGTGGCTGAGACGGCCAAGCGCCGCGCCCTGATCGACGCTGGCCAGGAGCTGATCGACGCCGCCTACAGTCCCGAGGGACGCAGCGCGCTGGACCTGATCGGCTCCGCGCAGACCCGCATCGGCGGCCTGCTGGACAGCGAGCCCTGCGACCTGGAATCGGTGGCGCCGGTGATGGAGCGTGTGTTCCACCGGCTGGGAGAGAGGGCGAACAACGAGGGCGGCATCAGCGGCCTGACCACCGGCGACCACGACCTGGACGAGCTGCTGGGTGGCCTGCAGCCCGGCGGCCTGTACGTCCTGGCCGCTCGCCCGAAGATGGGTAAGACCACCAAGGCAATCAACATCGCCGAGCATGTGGCGCTGCGCCTGCGTAAGCCGGTGGCGGTGTTCACCTTCGAAATGCAGCCCGAAGAGCTGGGCGACCGCATGCTGGCCAACCAGGCAGGCATCAACGGCACCCGGATCCGCACTGGCAAGCTGGACGACGTCGATTGGGCCAACGCATCCGAGGCGACCCGCAGGCTGTCGCAGGCGCCCATCTTCGTGAGCCGGCCGAAGCGCGCCAGGGTCGAACACGTGTGCGCGCAGATCCGCCGCATGCACGCGCGCGATCCGCTGGGCCTGGTCGTCATCGACTACCTGCAGCTCATGGAAGTGAAGGGCGACAACCGCGCGGCCGGCATTGGCGATATCACCCGGACGCTGAAGCTCACCGCCAGCGAGCTCGGGGTGCCGTTCCTGCTGCTGAGCCAGCTCAACCGCGAGCTGGAAAAGCGGACGGACAAGCGGCCCATCGTCGCCGATCTGCGCGACTCGGGCTCGATCGAGCAGGACGCGGACGCGGTGATCTTCATCTACCGCGACGAGATCTATCACCCCGACAGCCGCTGGGTGGGAACTGCCGAGCTGATCGTGGCCATCCAGCGCAACGGCGCCCCCGGCATGGTCCGGCAGCTGTACCAGCCCGAGTACTTCCGGTTCTCGCCGCTTCCCGAGTACTGGGAGCCCAAGCAGACCAGCGCCAGCGCACCCGCCGCCGGCACCGCCCCGAGGCAGAAGCGCGGCTTCGCCGGCGTTGCTGCAGCACGACAGCAGGAGGACTGAACGATGCTCGGAACCTTCATTCTTCGCGCCGGCGATGCCCGGGCCCGCATGGCTGCAGCCTGGCACTTCGCCTGCTCGTTCCTGGAACTGGGCCAGGACGTGTGCGTAACCGTGAAACAGCACAAGCCAAGCCGCAGCCGCGAGCAGAACGCGATGTTCCACGCCATCTGCGGCGAGATCGCCCACCAGAAGAAGTGGGCCGGCCGCCACATCGATGCGGAGGGCTGGAAGCGTCTGCTCGTGGATGCCTGGGCCCGTGAATCCAACCGGCAGCAGGGCGACGTCGTGCCATCCCTCGACGGCGCCAGCATCGTGAACCTGGCCATGCAGACCCGGCGCATGACCGTCTCCGACATGGCCGACCTGATCACCTTCGCCCAGTGGTGGGCCACCGACAACGACGTGAAGCTGCGCGACGTGGCGCCGCTGCGTGACCAGCGGCTGGCAGAGCAGGCCGCATGAGGACCAAGAACGCCAAGGCCATCACGGCCGCCGAGCGCGCGCACATGGAGCTGGTGAAGCTCTGCCCCTGCAGTGTCTGCGGCCGCGCGGCTCCGTCGGAAGCCCACCACATCAACCAGGGCGACCACTTCACGACCGTGGCGCTGTGTCAGGACTGCCACACCGGCAGCGAGAACGGCCTGCACGGCCGCCGCACCATGTGGCGCATCTACAAGATCGACGAAGTAGGCGCCCTGAACGAAACCATTCGCAACGTACTGCTGCTACTCAGCACAAGGGGGATTCGATGACCATGCGCCTCACTTTCGGCATTGACCCGGGCCTGACCGGCTCGATCTTTACCCTGATCGACGGCGAACCCGGCCCGGTGCTGGACATGCCGACCATGGACGTGGGGCAGGGCAGCGAGGTGGACGCCCGCGCTGTGGCCATCTTCATCCGCGAGCAGCGCACCGCACATCCCGGCGCCCACGTATCCGCGGCGATGGAAAGGATCCACGCACGACCCATGCGCGACAAAGACGGCAAGCCGACAGAGGGCGGCAAGGCCAGGCACAGCCTCGCTGAGGGCTATGGCCAGCTGAAGGCAACCATCCGGGTGCTTGGCATCCCGCTGGAACTGGTGGCTCCGGCCACGTGGAAGCGTCACTTCCACCTGCTGGGAACTGCGAAGGACGCGGCGCGAGTCCTCGCCCTGGCCCGCTTCCCCAGTGCAGGCCGCTCCCTGAGCAGGAAGAAGGACAGCGGCCGAGCCGATGCGCTGCTCATCGGTCTGTGGCACGAGAACACCCAGCTCGGAAGCCATCTGCTGGGAGGGGAGGGGGAATCTGCCCCTGCTGCGTCTCGCGTGCGCGCGCGCGTTTGCGACGAAGCGGCGGCCTGAGCATGCGGCGGCTGGCGACGGACCCTGATCGCGTCGACTGGTTCCAGGTGCTGACCGACCTGGGCCGGAAGGGCGTGCCGGTGCTGGCCGTGTCGTCAGCCATCGGCGTGCCTCAGTCCACGATCCTGGGATGGAAGCAGGGCGCGGAGCCGAAGTTCGCGGACGGCGAGCGGCTGGTGGCGCTGTGGCTTGGCCTGACTGATCGCCCGATCGAGCAGCTGCCTCGCATGGGGAAATAGTCGGGAATCCGCATGGGCGGGTGGCGAACACTCCGGGCTGTTCGCCACCCATGCAGCCCACAGGAGCAGCACATGCCCGCGCCCGAACTGACCGTGAAAGTCCCCGGCGAAACCGCCGACACCAGCGCCGCAGCCGCCGGCACCACCAGCACCGCGCCGCCGGACGAGCGCCTGGCCGCTGTCCTCACCCTGTCCAAGCAGACCGTTGCGGTCATCACCGAGGCTCTGCCCAGCCTGGTGGCGGGCGACCTGATCGCCCTGCGCGACCTCGAAGTGGCCGGCAGCAACCGCAAGGGCGTGCTGGAAGCCATCGAGGCCGAGGACAAGCGCCGTGCCGAGCTGGGCTCTGCTGACCCGATTGCCCCAGCCGACCCGCTGCCTGCCGACCTGTGCGTGGTCATCGCCGGCGCACTGTTCGACTTCGCCGGCTTTCTCACCTCCCGCGTCAAGGTGATCAACCTGGGCGCATCCGAAGAAGCTGGCGCAGCCGTTGAAGCGATCGAGGAATGGGCCGCTACCCGTGGGCTGTCGCTCGATGAGGCTGCCGTAGGTGGCTGGCGCGAGCTGGGTGTGGATCTGGTCGAAGCGGCAGCACAACCCCCGATTCCGGTTGCAGATCTGCCGAAAGCGGAAGTGAATGCGCCGCGCACAACCGGCCAGGCAGTGCTGACTGACGCGGGCTGGGTCGTCCCCGAGCCGCAGCCGAAGGCCTGAGCCATGTGCAGCAAGGCCAAGATCATGGACCCGGCCGGGCTGTTGACCGGCAAGAACGCCAAGTGGGCGGACCCGCTCGGCGTCACGAAGACGGCCATCGGCGACCCGACGGGAGATATCCGCAAGGAACGAGCGAAGGTCGCCGCCCAGGCTGCTGCCGACCGCAAGGCGCAGGACGACGCCAAGAACGTCCTGCCGAATGCCCTGGCCGATGCCCGCCGCCTGGCCGCGCAGTCCACTGAATCCACCCTCAACCAGCGACTGAAGCGGCGTAGTTCCTTCGCCGTCAGCCTGCTGGGCTCTGCAGGAGGCTGACCACATGTGTGGGAAACCCAAGGCACCCAAGGTCGTTGAACGCGACCCCGTGGCCGACCAGCGCGCCGCTGAGGCGCAGGCCACGACCCAATCCAACCTCGAGCTGGCATCGCGCCGCCGCCGCCGCCGTGAGTCGTCGCTGCTGACGCTGGGGGCTCAGGGCTTGGTCGGTGGCGGCGGTGGCCGCTCGCTGCTGGCCAGCGCTGTGGGCAAGTCCACCCTGGGCGGTGCCTGATGAGCGCCGGTGCCCGCATCCACAAGCGTCTCGGCGAGCTGAAGTCGCGCCGGCAGCCCCATGAGCAGGTTTGGCGGCACTGCTTCGAACTGACGTACCCGCTGCGCGCTGATGGCTTCGATGGCCAGCAGCTGGACGCCCAGCAGGGCATGCGCAAGCAGGGCGAGATCCTGGACAGCACCGGCACCGACGGCTGCCGCACCCTGGCTTCGGGGATCATGTCCGGCCTGACCCCGGCCAACTCCCGTTGGTTCGAGCTTTCGGTGGAGCAGGCCAGCGACGATGAGAAGGCCTGGCTCGGCGAGGCAGCCGACACGGTCTGGACCAACATCCATCAATCCAACTTCGACGCTGAGGGCTACGAGAGCTGTCTGGATGCCGTCGCCGCTGGCTGGTTCGTCCTGTACATCGACGAGGCGCCCGACGGTGGTTTCAGCTTCCAGCAGTGGCCGATCGCCACCTGCTACGTGGCCAGCACCCGCGCCGATGGCCTGGTCGACACCATCTACCGGGAACACAGGCTTTCGGCCGAGGCTGCGGCCGCGCAGTTCGGCATCGAGAACCTGAGCGATCCGCTGCAGAAGCTGGTGAAGGACAAGCCGCTGGAAATGGTGAGCTTCATCACCTGCATCGAGCCGCGGCCCATGCACGTGGTCGGCGCCCGCCTGGCCAGGAACCTGCCCTTCGCTTCCTGTGTGGTCGAGGCCAACACGAAGCACCTGGTGCGCGAGTCCGGCTACCACGAGTTCCCGTGTGTGGTGCCGCGCTGGATGCGCCTGCCGAACAGCGCCTACGGCGTCGGCCCGGCCTTCGAAGCGCTGCCCGACATGCGCATGCTCAACGAGCTGAAGGCGATGACGCTGGCCGCGGCGGATATCAACATCGCCGGCATGTGGATTGCTGAGGACGACGGTGTCCTGAATCCCCGCACGGTCAAGGTCGGCGCCCGCAAGATCATCGTCGCCAACTCCGTCGACTCGATGAAGGAGCTGAAGAACGGCAGCGACTTCGAAATGGGCGAGTACCTGGTGAGCCACCTGCAGGCCGCCATCCGCAAGGTGTTCATGGCCGACCAGCTGCAGCCGCAGGACGGCCCGGCCATGACGGCCACCGAGGTGCACGTTCGGGTGGAGCTGATCCGCCAGCTGCTGGGCCCGATCTACGGCCGCCTGCAGGCCGAGTACCTGCGGCCGATGGTTACCCGCTGCTTCGGCATCGCCGCCCGCGCCGGCGTGCTGGGCCAGCCGCCTGAGTCCCTGGCAGACCGCGAGTACACGGTGAAGTACGTCTCGCCGCTGGCCCGCGCGCAGCGCCTCGAGGAAGTGACCGCAATCGAGCGCCTGGTGCTCAACATGGGCGCTCTGGCGCAGGCCACCGGCGATAGCAGCGTGTTCGACCAGCTGGATTCGGCCGAGGCCATCCGCATCACCGCTGAAGGCTTGGGCGTCCCGCAGGGTGTGCTGCGCAGCCAGGACGAGGTGCTGGAAGTCCAGCAGGCCAAGCAGCAGGCCGCCGACCAGCAGCGACAGGCAGCTGCCGCTGAGCAGATGGCCATGGGTGCAGCACAGCAGGCCATGGGCGAGCAGGCCGCCGCATGACCGACCAGCGCGAGCGAGTGACGCCGGAAATGTACGCCCGGGTGTTCGAGAACCACGCCGAGGGCGTGCTGATCCTCGAGGACCTGGTGCGGCGCTTCCACAAGGGCGCCGTCATGCAGGGCGGCATCGACGCCGTCCTGTCCACCTACCACCGCGAGGGCGCGCGCTCCGTGGTGGATCACATCGTTACCCAAATCAACCGAGCGAACGGAGTAAACACCGATGAACATGAGTCACAGCCATGAAGACACCTCGGCCGCAGGTGCTGTTGGTGCGGATGCAGCAGCCGCAGCAGCTGCCGGCGCGGCGGGCGCGGGAGACGCTGCCTCGCTACTCCAACAAGGCGCGGGAGAGGAAGCCGCGTGGCTGCCGGAGAAGTACCGTGTAAAGGTCGAGGGCAAGGACGAGATCGACTTCCAGGCATCGGCCCGGAAGCTGGGTGAGGGTTACAAGTCCCTCGAGGCGAAGCTTGGCAGCGGCGCCACTGGCACCGTGCCGGACAGCGCCGACGGCTACCAGCTGACCGTGCCCACCGATGCCGACGGAAAGGCCCTGGTTGAAGGCGTCGACCTGCAGGACTTCATCGGCGACCCGATGTACAAGGAATTTGCCGCGAAGGCGCACGCAGCCGGCATCAGCAACGAGCAGATGAACGTGGTCATCGGCGAGTACCTGCAGATGGCACCGAAGCTGTTCGAGGCCAACCTGCAGCTGGGCGCCGATGAGGCCCGGCAGACCCTGTCGGCAGTGTGGAAGGATGACGCAGCCATGAAGGCGGGCCTGGCGAGCGCCGCCCGTGCCGCCCAGGGCTTCGCAGCTCCTGCCGGCCAGCCCGGCAACTACGAAAACGTGATGCAGAAGTTCGGCAACGACCCCGACTTCCTGGCGCTGATGGCCAGCATCGGCAAGGAAATGGGCGAGGACAAGCCGATCAGTTCGGATCCGGTGGCCGCAGCCGACTGGCAGGAGCAGGTCGACACCCTGAAGGCCGACCCGGCCTACATGGACAAGAGCAACCCGAAGCACGCCAGCGTGGTGCGACAGGTCGGCGAGCTGTACCAGAAGCGCTACGGCACCCAGCAGCGCCAGCTCGGCGCATCAGCCGTTCGCTGATCGCAACCCGATCCGAAAGAGCCCCGCCCAGCGCGGGGCTTTTTTGTGCCCGTGCAAATAGTCGGGATTCCGAATCGGCCGCACAGCCATCCTGCCAGCCATCGGCCCGGGGTGGCACCCGGATACCCGCGTAAGCCCGCGACGTTGCCACGCGAACCGCACGGCCCCGAGAGGGACACCCGGGCAGGCACGAGCCCCCTTCAAACCCTTCGGAGCCCTATATGAGCCAGCAGATTACCGAAGCCTTCGTGCAGCAGTTCGCGGACAACTTCCGCCACGTGGCCCAGCAGATGCCGTCCCGCCTCGAGTCCTGTGTGACCATCGAGTCGGGCATCGTCGGCATGTCCAAGTCCATCAACTTCCTGGGCCAGCGCACCGCCCAGCGTCGCCTGGTCCGCCACGGTGACACCCCGATCAACGACCAGCAGCACGGTACCCGTTTCGTCGACCTGTACGACTGGGAAGACGGCGACATGATCGACGACCTCGACAAGGTCCGCATGTTGGTCGACCCGACCAGCGACTACGTCAAGGCCATGGTGTCGGCCTTCAACCGTTCGAAGGACGACGTGATCATTGCCGCTGCCCGTGGCAACTCGCGCGCCACCGCCGGCAACGTCATCCTGCCGGCCTCGCAGAAGATCGCCGTCGGTGGTGTTGGCCTGAGCAAGGCCAAGATCATCCAGGCGAAGGGCATGTTCCGCCGTAACGAGGCGGACGAAGAGAACGGCGAAGAGCTGTACATGGCCTACACCGCTCAGATGCTGCAGGACGTGCTGAGCGACACCACCCTGACCTCCGCCGACTTCCTGGCCGTGCAGATGCTGCAGAACGGCTCGCTGAAGGGTAAGTGGATGGGCTTCAACTGGATCCCGACCGAGCGCCTGGACAAGGTCGGCACCACCCGTTACGGCCTGGCCTGGGCGAAGTCCGGCCTCACCCTCGGCATCGGCAAGGACACCACCACCGAAGTCGGCAAGGACCCGGGCAAGGGCTTCAACACCCGCGTGTACGGCAAGCAGGCCATCGGTGCTGTGCGCTCCGAGGAAGTGAAGGTCGTCGAAATCGCCTGCCAGGAAGCCTGATCCATTCGGCGCAGCGGTTTCGGCCGCTGCTCCACCCAATCCATTCGCATACGAGGTAGCCACCATGGCAGTCGTGAACAAGCTTTCCGCCGCACTCGCCCAGCGCGACGGCGTCCCCTCCCAACTCAACAGCAACGCGGCGCCGACCAAGCTGGCAACCGGCCGCGTCAAGGAATCCATCGGCGTGATTGCCGTGGCCAACGGAGACAGCATCGGCAGTGTGCTGCGCTTCTTCTCGGTGCATTCGAGCTGGCGCGTTGGCGCGGTGCTGGCCTTCTGCACTGCCATCACCACGGGTGCCGCGGATATCGGTCTGTACGACCTGCCGACCCGCAACGCCGGCGCGGTGGTGGATGCCGATTTCTTCGCCTCGGCTCAGGACCTGTCGGCGGCGCTGGACGGCACCAACGTGCTGCGCGAGTCGGGCCTGGTCACCGTGGAAAAGCTGGAATGGCCGATCTGGCGCTTGCTGGGCCTGCCCGCTGACCCGGGCCTGTACTACGACGTTGCGGCCACCCTGACCGGCGCGGCCACCGCCGCGGGCTTCGTCGGCCTGAAGGGCCACTTCATCGACGGCAACTGATCCAGGTTCCCAACCCGGATAGCAACAGGGAAACCATCCGGGCGCCGAGTGCGCCCGGCTTTTTTTGAGGGCCGCGCACCATGACTGACCCCATCAAGATCTGCTCCAACGCGCTGATGATGCTCGGCGCAAAGCCGATCGCCAGCTTCAGCGAGTCCGAAGGCATGGGCTCCAACCTCGACCGAGCCAAGCTCTGCGCCGGTCTGTACCCGGGCCTGCGGCTGGCCATCCTGCGCGGCCACTACTGGAACACCTGCGCGCGCCGCGTGCTGTTGTCGCCGGACGAGCAGAAGCCGGCCTTCGGCTACGCCTACCGCTTCCTGCTGCCGGGCGACTGGCTGCGCACCTGGGGCGTAGGCGACCGCAACACCCGGGGCCGCATCGACTACCGCAGCGAAGGGCGTTACCTGTTGTGCGACGAGCCGGTGCTGCCGCTGCACTACGGCGCCGATGTTCCCGAAGACCAGTGGGACACGCTGTTGGTGGACGTGATGACGGTCGCAATGGCTGCGCGCCTGGCGTACCCGATCACCGCCAGCACCAGCGTGGAGGAAGCCAAGAAGATCGAGCTGCGCGACCTGCTGCGCGAGGCCAGGGCCACCGATGGCCAGGACGACCCGCCGGAGACGTTCGGCGACTTCCCGCTGCTGCAGAGCCGGATGAGGGGCTGACCATGCGCCTGACCCCCGCTCAAACCAACTTCACCGCCGGCGAGATCAGCCCGAAGCTCTACGGGCGCAGCGATATCGACCGCTACCGCAATGCGGCGGAGATCCTCGAGAACGTCATCATCATGGTGCAGGGCGGCGTGCAGCGCCGGCCAGGCCTGCGCCACAGCGCACCAGCGAAGCATGAGGATAAGTATGCCGAGCTGATCCCCTACGTGTTCAACCGCTCGCAGGCTTACATGCTGGAAGTAGGGGACGCCTATATCCGAGTGTTCCTACAGAACGGCGCCGAGGTGCTGGTGGAATCGACCCCGGGCGTGTTCGTGCCTTTCGAAATCGCCACCGACTATGCCGAGGCTGATCTGTCAGCCATCGACTACGTGCAGAGCGGGGACACGATGTTCCTGTTCCACACTGGCTACGTGACTCGGCGCCTGCGCCGTTTCGGCGATGCCTCATGGATCCTCGAAGCGGTGCCGTGGGTGGAAGAGCCCTTCGGCGAGGTGGGCTATGCCCCGCCGGAGAGCATGACGCTGGACAGCCTGGCTCTTGGCCCGGGGCGCACCGTCACCACCAGCGGTGCGGCGTTCCTGGCTGCGGACGTTGGCCGCGAGATCGAAGGCCTTGGCGGCCTGGCCGTCATCACCGCGGTAACCAGCGCGACCACGGCCACGGTAGACACTCAGACGCCATTCCCGTCCCTGACCATCGCCGCTGGGCAGTGGGTGATCACCGGCAGCCCGCTGGCCGTGCTGACCCCAACCTATCCGGGCGGTACCGGTACCGACCTGCCGCCGGTGGGTGCATCGGTGACCTTGACCCTGGACGCGCCAGGCTGGCGCTCAGTGGACGTGGGCAAGTGGGTCGAACTGAATGCCGGGCTCGTGCAGATCGATGCTGTCACCTCGTCGACGGTGGCCACGGCGACGGTGCGGCGTGCGCTCACCGCGTTGGTTGCGGTGCCGGCGCTGGCGTGGGTGCTGAAGGGCACGGTGTGGGGCGGCCGCAACGGCTACCCGGGCACGGGAACGTTCTTCGAGCAGCGCCTGTGGCTGGCCGGCTCGCGCGCCTTCCCGCAGACCGTGTGGGGCTCACGCATCGGGGAATACCTCAACTTCGAGTTGGGCACCAACGACGACGATGCGGTGTCGTTCGACCTGGCCAGCGACCGGCAGAACCTGATCCGGCACCTGACCCAGGTAAACGCCCTCGTGGCGCTGACCAATGGCGGCGAGTTCACCCTGCAGGGCAGCCTGGACAAGCCGATCACGCCCACGAACGTGCAGATCCGCAACCAGTCCAGCTTTGGCTGCGGCGACGTCTCGCCCGAGCGCGTGGGCCGGGAGCTGGTGTTTACCCAGCGCGCCAACCGCAAGCTGCGCGCACTGTCGGCCGACCGCATCGACACCGCGCAGTACGGCGCCCCCGAGCTGACTGTGCTGGCCGATCACATGACGGTCGGCGGCATCACCGGCAGCGCCTACGAGGCCGAGCCGGACTCGCTGCTGCATTGCGTCCGCACCGACGGCCAGCTGGCAACCTGCGCGCTAGACCGCGACCAGGAAGTGGTTGGCTGGTCGAGGCAGATCACCGACGGGCGGTTCATCGCCGTGGCCACGCTGCCGCTGGAAGATGGTGATCAGGTGTGGGCGATCGTCAGCCGAATCATCAACGGTGTGGAAAGGCGCTATGTCGAGCGCTTCGACCGCGACGTGATGACGGATTCCTGTGTCACCGCCACCAGCGTGGCCGGCGACACCACCTGGCTTGGCCTGGGGCACCTCGAGGGGAAGACGGTCAAGGTCAAGGCCGACGGCGTAGTGCTGAATGACCGTGTCGTGACCGGTGGGCAGATCACCATCGATCGGCCGGCCAAGCAGATCGAGATCGGGCTGGGCTACTCGCCCCGCGTGAAGCTGCTGCGCCCGGAAATGTACAGCGATTCGGGATCGGCGCAGAGCAGCAACATCCGCGTTTCCGAGATCGTGGTGCGCGTCCTCAACTCCACAGGCCTGGTCGTCAATGACCAGGTGATGTTTGCGCGCCAAACCGGCCTCGGCGTGCTGGACCAGCCGCCGCCGCTGCTGACCGGCGATCAGCGCATTGAACAGCTGGGCTGGGAGCTGGGCGACTTCCGCATGGAGATCACCCAGCCGCAGCCGTATCCCTTCCACCTGCAGGCAGTGATTACAACCATGACGGTGAACAAATGATCCGGTTCGCAACCGACGACGACATGGGCGCGCTACTGATCCTGGCGGAGCAGATGCACGCCGAATCGGACTACCGTCGGTATCCCTTCGCCATCGACAAGATGGCGCGCCTGTTTCAGGGCCTGATGGACGGCGCCGGCGTGGTGCTGGTGGCCGAGCAGGCCGACCGCGTGGTCGGCGTCATGGCGGGCTACTGCGAAGAGAGCTGGTTCACCCCCGCGAAGGTGGCTGGCGAATACGGCGTGTTCGTCGAGCCCGGCGCCCGGGGCGCTGCGCTGGCCGCAGGGCTGGTGCGCGCCTTCTGCGCCTGGGCGAAGGAGCAGGGCGCCGATCTGATCCAGGTGGGCGTCACCACCGGGGTGACCACTGACCGCACGGCCCAGCTGTACGAAAAGCTGGGCTTCCGCCGCACCGGCATTGTTTTCGAGTACGAAGGAGACTGACCCATGGGTGTTGCCGCGATCCCAATCATCCAATGGGGCGCCCTGGCGCTCACTGCTGGCGCCGCCGTCTATCAGGGCGAGCAACAGAGCAAATACAACAACTACCTGGCGGCGCAGGCAGAGGCCGACTCGCGCGCCGAGCGCGGGGCCGCGCAGGTGGAAGCCGAGCGCATCCTGAAAGCATCGAAGCGACAGCGCAGCGAAGCGGTGGCAGCGCTGGCCGCATCCGGTGTCGACGTGAATAGCTCCACCGCGCTGAAGATCGACGAAGAGATCTCCCGCGGCGCTTCCGAAGACGCGTTCCTGACCCTGACTGGCGGCAACGATCGCGCCGCGCGGCTCGATGCCGAGGGTGCCGGCGCACGCTATGCCGGCCAGCAGGCGCGGACCGCCGGCTACATCAATGCAGGGTCGTCCCTGCTCAGCACCGGCTCGAGCATCGCCCGCGGCTGGAAGCGCACCAGCAATCTGAGCGGGGGCCGCTGATATGGCACGCATCGATATCGGTCAGTTCGGCCTGGGCGGTGGCACCGCACCGCTGGTTCGCTCCCGTGTCAGTGGCGCGGGGGTAGGGGAGGTGGCGCAGGCGGTGGGACAGCTTGGCGGTGTGGCCGCGCAGCTTGGCGCATCCATGGCCGCCGAGGAAGCACGGGAGGATGAGGGCCTGGCGCGCGCGAAGGCGGCGAACGCCCAGCTCGACTACGAGCTGCAGGTGGGCGACGTCCAGCGCAAGCTCGAGGACGACGTGGCCACCGGCACGGTGCCGTATGCCGAAGCGCCCAGCCGCTACCAGGAGGCCGTCGGCAAGATCGAAAAGCCGGCCGTTGCCGGGCTCACCCCCGATTTGCAGCTGGCCTACGACCGCGGCCTGCAGCGCACGGTCACCGCCGGGCAGCTGGGCGTCGATCGGGTGGCGCGCACGGCCAAGCGCGCCGATTTCCGCGGGCAGTTCGACGCTGCCCTGGACAAACTCGGCAAGATCGCCGGCATGCCCGGCGCCGATATCGCCGCGGTCAACCAGCGCGCAGCAGCGTTCGCGCCACTGGCCAAGCAGGCAGGTCTGAGCGATGCGGCGGTGGGCAAGGCCCTGCAGGACTTCTACGACCGCACCTGGACGTCGCAGGCCACCCAACGTGCCATCTTCAACCGTGAGGATCCGGCTGGATTGAAGACGCTGGAAACGGATCTGTCCAGCAGCGACGGGTTCTATGCCGACAAGCTGGATCCCGAGAAGCGCAATGCGCTGCTGTCGCAGGTGATGACCCGGCAGCAGACGCTGGTGGACCGGGCTGAGCGTGCAGCCGACCGCATCGACGCGAAGGCGCAGCGCGTGCTGGGGCAGATCGATCGCCAGATCGCCAGCGCCGTACCGGCCACGCCGGAAATGTGGACGGCCTGGGCTGACTCGATGCAAGGGGCCAGCCCCGACGTGCGCGCGGAGTTCGAACAGCGCGTGTCCGAGGAAAAGGAGGTCCAGAAGGTGCTGCGCATGCCGACGGCCCAGCAGCAGACCTATCTGCAGAAGGCCGAGGCCGAACTGGCCACCGCCGGCGGCACCGTGCAGCGCAAGGAAAACCTGGCGCGCACGCGCTCGGCGATCGAGGCGGCGCAGAAGCAGCTGGACGAGGCGCCGCTGCTGTTCAATGCCTCGCGCGAGGGCGGGGAGGTGGAGCCCCTGAACCTGGCTGCGCTGGCCAACCCGGCCGATGCGTGGGAGGTGGGCGCGCAACTGCAGAACCGCGCCGCCACGATCGATGGCATGCGTAAGCGCTACGGCACGCAGGTGCAGATGGCTGTGTTGCTGCCGCAGGAGGTGCAGGCGCTCGGTGAGCAGCTGAAGCAGGGGACGAGCCGGCAGCAGGCAGAAATGCTGTCGCAGCTGCGCACGGCGACGATGGATGACAAGGTGTTCAACGCCGCCATGAAGCAGCTGGCACCGGAACAGCCGGTGGTCGCCTATGCCGGCATGCTGGCCACGCGAGAGCGTGCGCAGGTGACGCTGCAGAAGCACCTGTTCAAGGCGGACGAGGCGGCCAACGGTCGGGACGTTGCCGCCACCATGCTCGAGGGCAACCGCCTGCTGCAGGGCAAGGGCGATTCCAAGTTCCCGCTGCCACCGGAAAAGGAGTTCCGCGACCAGTTCACCCGCGACACGGGCGCGCTGTTTGCTGGCCGTCCAGGTGCTGCGGACCTGGCCATGCAGGCCGTGCGCGCGTTCTACACCGGTCAGTCGGCAGCCGACGGTGATCACTCGGCCGAGGTCAACAGCGATCGCATGAAGAAGGCGATCACGGCATCGCTCGGGGAGGTCGTCGACGTCAACGGGCGGGGTGAGGTGCTGGCCCCGTGGGGCATGGGCTCGGACACCTTCGAAGACCAGGCGGAGCAGGCATTCACCGAGTCAGCGAAGGCGGCCGGTCTGCCTGATGCCGTGGTCGGTGGCTTCAGCAAGTACGGCCTGCGGCAGCAGAGCGAACGCACCTACTACGTGACCCGGGGGCGCGAGTTCCTGACCACCAAGGACGGCAAGCCCCTGACCATCACCATCACCGGGAGCGGCCGATGAGCGTTTTCGATCTGGACGAGCAGGGCCGCAAGCAGCTCGACGAACAGGCGGTGGCCAATCCCCTGGACCTGTCGAAGATGAAGCCCGGGTTCTTCGAAGGCCTGGGTTCGTCCGTTTTCAGCGGCACCATGCGCGGCGGTGCCCGAACCGGCACCGCTGTGCTGACTGCCGGCGCGGTGCCGGTGGTGGCACGTGACGACTACCTTTCATCCTTCATGACCGACGACGTGGCCGACTTCCTGCAGGCGCAGGGCGTGGCCAACCCTGCGCGCGGCGCCACCACGGCAGGCCAGGATGCCTATTTCGCCGACGTGGTGGAGGGGATCGGACAGCGCGCAGTCGACGCATGGACGCCGGACCCCACCGAAACCGGCACCGCTGGGCGAGTGTTGGGTGGCTTGGCCGAGATCGTGCTGCCGCTGGCAGCGGCTGGCGGCAATCCAGCACTGCTGGCCGCGAATGAAGGCCTCGAGCGGCCGGCGTCACTGGTCAAGCAGGGCGTCGGCGCAGGCACTGCACAGGCGGTTGGCCTGGCCGGTTCGGTGGGCACGCTGGCAGGGTTCAAGCTGCCGGCAGCGTTCGGATCCACGCTCACCCAGCGGCTGGCCACCGGTGCGGCCGGCAACCTGCTGCTGGGAGCGGGCATGTCCGGCGCGCAGTACGCGGCGCTGAAGGCCGGCGGCAACGACGAACAGGCCAAAGCCTTCGATCCGCTCGATGCGGAGGCGCGCACGGTCGACCTGCTGACCGGTGTGGCATTCGGTGCGCTCGCCCATGCCATGGCCCCGCGCGTCCCGCTCGATCAGCGCGATGCGCTGCTGACCGCGCGCAACGCCGACCGCTTCCAGCGCACTGCCACCGACCCGCTGGTGGCAGACGAGGGCGCGGCCATCCGTGGCCAGGACGCGCTGCAGGATGCCCTCGAGCAGCTGGCGCGCGGCGAGCCGGTGAACGTGGTCGACACCATCCGGCCGTCGGACTTCCTGTTGCCTCTGGGCGATACCGCCGATGCTCCCGCGACGTCGTTGGCCGGCTACTCGGCATTCCGTCGGGCGCTTGAATCCGGTGGCCAGGCCAACGCGCGCAACCCCGAATCCACCGCGCTGGGCATCGACCAGTTCACCGCCGGCACCTGGCGCCGAATGGTGGCCAAGACCAAGCCGGAATGGGCGCAGGGGTTGGACGACGCGCAGCTGCTGGCGATGCGAACGGATCCGGCGCGCTCTACGGAAATGGTGGCGGCGCTCGATGCCGAGAACACCGCAGGATTGCAGGCGGAGGGGCTGCCGGTCGACGCCTACACCCTGTACGCCGCGCATCACTTCGGCCTGGCCGGTGGCCGGCGCTTCGCCCGCTCCGACGGTGCCACCCCGATGGAGCGGATCCTGAGCCGTGGGCAGCTCGAGGCCAATCCCTACCTGCGGGGCCTGACCAAGGACGAGGCTATCGCCAATTGGAACCAGCGCGCCAAGCGCGCCGGCGTGCTGCCTGACGGTGGGCCGGTCGACACCAACCCGGCCGGGCAGGCCCTGCGCGAGCGCCTGGTGAGCAACCCGGACAAGCTGCTCCGCGAATACGCCGCTCTGGAAGAGTCCGACGGCGGCCGGGTGCTGAACACTGACACCGCCCGCGAGCTGTCGCCGGAATACCTGGCCGACCGCACTCGCAGCGCCGACGTGCACGAGGCGGCCAGCGACACCATCAAGCTGCTCTACGAGCAGAAACTAGCCCAGCCCACCCCAGATGGCTTCGATTCGACTGTGATGTTCACCGCCGGCGGCACCGGGGCTGGCAAAACCACAGGCATGAGGGCGTTGGGCGACTCCATCGGGAAGCCGGAGATCATCTACGACACCAACATGAACACCCTGTCCTCAGCGGTGGACAAGATCGAGCAGGCCCTGGCCGCCGGCCGTGATGTGGATATCGTCTATGTGTACCGGGATCCGGTAGACGCCCTGGTCAACGGGGCTATCCCCCGCGCTCAGCGCCAGGCCGAGCGCTTCGGCTCTGGCCGTACCGTGCCCCTGCGGGAGCATGCCAGGACTCATTCCGGCGTCCGGCCGACCATCGAAGCGATCGCGGCTCGCTATGCGGACGACCCCCGCGTGAAGGTGACCGCCATCGACAACAGCCAGGGCAAGGGCAAGCAGAAAGTTGTCGATCTTGCAAGCCTCCCCCGAGTGGAGGAAGATAGTCTCCATGGCAGCCTCCAAGACGCCCTCGACCAAGCCCGTACCGGCGGACTCGCAGAAGACCTCTACCGAGGATTCAGCGGCCCTGGACGCGGCGCACCAGCAGCGCTGGCGGGAGATCGGGCTGGAAATGGCCCAAGCCAAGGCCGAGCGCAAGGCTCGCCTGGCCGCGAAGCCGGCAGCCGCGGCGAAGTAACCCCCGCTCCCGAAACGCCTCTCGATGCCGCCCGACAGCTGGCGGCGCAAAACCCTGATGCCTCGATCGTAGTCGGCGCCGATGCCGATGGCGGCGCTGTGCACCGCACTGTCGCTGACGAGTTCGCCGATATCGAGGCCGATCTGGCCCGAGCAACCACCGATGCCACCGCCTTCCAGGCGGCCGTCAACTGCTTCCTGCGGAGGGGATGATGCAGCCTGCATGCGTTCAAGAAGTGGCCGCCGCCATTGGCCGCGAGCCCACCACCACCGAAGTGGCCCGGATCGAGACGGATCTGGCCAGGCACATGCGCCAGCTGGCGCGCACCGATGACCAGTGGCGCACGTTGTCGCACGAGCAGCGCCTGCAGCGTGCAGCGGAGGCCGCGCAGGCTGAGGCCATCGCAGATGCTGAGAAGGCCGCGTTCCGCCGGGCATCGCGGCTGACGGCGCAGGTTCGGGAAACTGAGCGTCAGGCCGCGCGTGCGGCGCAGCTGGCCGCCCAGGGAGCGAAGAACCCGCAGCATTCCGCGCTGTTCGAGCGTATGCGCCAGGCAGACGACTACGTTTCCGGCGTGCGCAACGAGTACCTGTCGGAGCTGGTCGATGCTGTGCAGGCAGTGGAACCGAAGTTCCTGGGCCTGATGCACGACCCGGATTCGGTTCGAGCCTTCGCCCGCGCGGTGGTCGACGGTGACACCAGCGACCCGAAGATGGCCAAGGCCGCGGCCACGTACATCGCCGCGCTCGAGGACATGCGCCTACGCTCGAACGCTGCCGGTACCGACATTGGCCGGCTCGACTACGGCTACCTGCCGCAGCCGCACGACGTGGGTCGCATCGCCAAGGCCGGCAAGGATGCGTGGGTCGACTACGTGTTCCCGCGCCTGCGCCGCGAGCAGTACCTGCGCGAGGACGGCGAGGCCATGGGCGATGCCGAGGTGCTGGACCTGCTGCGCAAGGCATACGACACGATTGCCACCGAGGGCCGCAACAAGCGCGTGCCTGGCGCTGTCGGACAGGGATCGCGCGCCAGCCGGTTCGACGACGCGCACCGCGTGCTGCACTTCAAGGACGCCGACAGCCATCTGGATTACCTGGCCGACTTCGGCCGCGGCTCGATGATGGACGCGATCCTGGGCCACGTCGGCGGCATGGCCAAGAACATCGGCTTGATGGAAGAGTTCGGCGCCAACCCGAACAGCACCTATCGTCTGCTGAAGGACACTGCCGAGAAGGCCGACAACGTGACCGGCGCCCGCGCGGCCTGGCACGAGCTGGCGACCCTCGACATGACCTGGGACACGCTCACGGGCGTGACCGCACAGCCAGTAAGCCCAGCGATGGCGCAGTTCTTCCAGGGCGTGCGCAACTTCACCGTGGCGGCGAAGCTGCAGAGCGTGATGCTGTCCTCAATCACCGACGCCCCGCTGCAGGTGCTGGTCGCCCGTTCCGCCGGTGTGCCGACGGGGGGCGCGATGAAGTCGCTGTTCTCCGGGTTCGGGAAGGGAAAGCGGGACATGGCGCACGACCTGGCCATCGGCATGGACGAGATCGCCGGGGAAATGACCCGCTGGCATCAGGACAACCTCGCGCAGGGGTGGTCGGCGAAACTGGCCAACAGCACCATGAAGCTGACCCTCGTTGAAGGCTGGACCAACAGCCTGCGCCGCGGGTACGCGCTGATTCTGTCGCGCGTTCTTGAACGGAATCGGCAGACAGCATGGGCTGATCTCGATGAGGGCTCACTCCGTCGCATGGCTTCAGCCGGCGTAACTGAGGCCGATTGGAAGATCTGGCAGCAGGCGCCGGCACAGGACGGCATGCTGACCAAGGACGGTATCCGCGCCGTCGACGCCAGCGAGGCGGATCTGAACCGGGCCACCGCTCGGCTGCTGGGCTACCTGGACAGTGAGGCCCGCACTGCGATCCTGGCGCCGGACCTGACCACCCGCGCGAGCCTGCAGCAGGGAACCAAGGCCGGTACGCTGGGCGGTGAAGCGCTGCGATCCCTGATGCTGTTTAAGGCGTTCCCGCTGGCGATCGTCGACAAGCACCTGCGTAGGCTGCGCAACATCCCGACCACACAGGGTAAGGTCGCCTACAGCGCGGCGATGCTGACGAGCCTGCAGCTGTTCGGTGCGGTGGCGCTGCAGCTGAAGGATCTGCGCGACGGCAAAGATCCGCGCGACATGACGACCGGGAAATTCTGGCTGGCGGCGGCTGCGCAGGGCGGCGGGCTGGGCATCTTCGGCGACATTCTCTACACCGGCATGGGCGGCGACAGCCGCGGCGGCCAGGCCAACTGGACGTCGATGCTCGGCCCGGTGTTCGGCACCGCGATGGATGGTTTCAGCATCGCGCGCAAGGGCGCTGGCTGGGCGATCGCCGACGAAAACAAGGCCGACGACAAGCTGGACGACCTGGGCGCCGAGGCGCTGCGGTTCGCAAAGGGGAACACCCCCTTCATCAACCTGTGGTATCTCCGCGGCGCCACCGACCACATGGTGTTCCATGACCTGCAGGAGCAGCTGAGTCCGGGGTATCTGCGACGCATGCGCAAGCGCGCGCAGAAGGACTGGAACCAGCAATACTGGTGGGAACCGGGCGAGGCCGTGCCAGAGCGTGCGCCCAACGTCGCAGCTGCAGCGGGAGAGTGACATGCGCGAAGACCAGTACCTGCGGCTGCAGGCCCTGAGCGAGAAGCTGGCCGAGGCCTTCATCGAGGAAGCCGACCCGGCCACGTGGACCGGCGCCGGCAAGGCGCCCAGCGAGATGGACAAGGCCGAGCGCGGCGACCGCTACTGGTGCAAGCGCAATGCGGCGGCCACTGGTGGGCTGCTGCTGCGCGTTGGCTCGCTGGTCTCGATGATCCAGCGTGACAGCAGCGGCAACGGTGGTGCCGGTGAGGTGGGTGCTACCGAAGATCAGGAGGGCGACGGCGGCCTGGAAGCGGAGGTCGCAGCGGCGGAGAAGGAAGGCAGCCGGCTGCTCGACCAGGTGCTGAAGCAGCAGCGCCGCGCCGACGAAGTGGCGAAGATCCATGGCAAGCCGTGAGGTCTCTTTCCTGACGTTCTTCATGATGTGGGCACGTGTCCAGGGGTGGACCGTGCCCCTGCTGCATGTGCGCATCTGCACGTGGCTGGAAACCTGCACGGATCCAGAGCGCGTGCTGATGGTGTTTCGCGGCGCTGCGAAGTCGACCATCTACGCGGTGTTCAAGGCCTGGACCCTGTACCGCAACCGCGCGCACCGCTCCCTGGTGTGGTCAGCCGACAACGACACGGCCGGCATGCTGACCGCCGACACCATCAACGTGCTGCGCAACCACCCGCTGTGCATCGGCATGCTGCCCCGCAAGCCGGGTGCAAAGCGCTTCTCGGTGCTGGGCTCGAGGGATGCCCGTAACGCCAGCATGCGCGCGGTGGGCGTCACCTCGAACGCCACTGGCGCACGCGCCGACGCCGTGGACTTCGACGATATCGAGGTGCCCGGCAACATCGAGACGCCAGAGGCCCGGCTGAAGCTGCGCCAGCGCATCAGCGAATCGACGCACATTGCGGTGCCCGGTGCACAGAAGACCTTCATCGGCACCCCGCACACCCACGACAGCATCTATCCCGAGCGCATCGCCGCCGGTGCGTCCACGCTGATCATTCCCCTGTTCGCGCATGCGACCCGGTACAAACAGACCGACAGCAAGACCCGGTACCCAATCAAGTTCACCCCGGCCGAGGATGGGCTGTATGTGGTGGTCGGCATCCACAAGCACGCCCGCGTGCTGGTCGAGGGCACCGACTACCGGGTGGATGCTGGTGATGTGGTTTTCGCCAAGCCGCCAGGCGCGGTGCTGGATCTCTACAGCGGCTGCGCCTGGCCGGAGCGGTTCGACCGGAACGAGATCGAGCTGCGCCGGAAGGAAACGCGCACCCTCAACGCATGGGACAGCCAGTACATGCTCGAAGCCAAGCCCATCGAAGAGATCCGCCTGGACCCGGAGCGGATCACCCCCTACGCCGTCGAGGCGGTCATCAGGAAGGCCAACGGTACGGCGGCCATGTTCCTGGGCAGCGTGCAGATCGCCATGGCGTCGGTGCGCTGGGATCCGGCCAGCGGCAAGCTCAATTCCGACGTGTCGGCGGTCGCGGTGGTGCTGCAGGACCTGATCGGCCGGCGCTACCTGCATCGCATGGAGCAGCTGACCGGCGAAGTCGCCGAGTTCGACGACACCGGGAAGGTCATCACCGGCGGCCAGGTGTGGCAGCTGTGCGATCTGGTGGAGGCGCTGAACCTGCCGCGCGTGGTGGTGGAAACCAATGGCATCGGTGCCTTCGCGCCGGCGGTGCTGAAGGCCGCGCTGAAGCAGCGCCGGCTACGCTGTGGCGTGGCGGTGGAGCAGGCGGTGGCCAATAAGAGCCGCCGGATCCTCGAGGCCTGGGAGCCGCTGCTGGAATCGGGTGGCCAGCTGTGGGCGCACGTGAACGTTCTACGCGGCCCGCTGTGGGATCAGATGAAGGAGTGGATCCCCACGGCACCGAACCAGAAGGACGACTACCTGGACGCCGGCGCCGGTGCCCTGACCGATACACCTGAACGAGTCGGGCAGATAGTCGGGAATCCGAACATCACCGCGCGGGACGATTGGCGCCACAGCGCAGGGGAGCATGAGGTTGTGTTCGAGCGCTGAACGTCCACCCGTTCGGAGCCTCGATGAAAGAGCAGATCACCCAAGACCTTGCCGTGGCCGCGGCGAAGATTGCCCCGGCCGCCGGCGTCACGGTCGGCACGTACAACCCCGGGTACACGCTCAGCGACGTGGCCGTGGTCTGCACCATCGTCTTCACCCTGGCGCAGACGTTCACCGTCGTGGTGAAGAACTGGGGCGATTGGAGCGCATGGTGGATGGCCCGATGGGCCACTGTCCGGCGGGTGATTGCCAAGGTGGCCCGCCGTGGCTGACCAGGCACCGAGCGGCAAGGGCCGCAAGTTCGGGTTTGCAGCCGCGCCGGCAGCGTTGATCCTGGCGCTGGTGGCCGCGCTCGGCCAGGACAACTCCGCGCACGAAGGCCGGAAGTACGTCCCCTATCGAGATTCGGGCGGCATCTGGACCGTGTGCGCCGGCATCACCGGGCCGGCCGTGGTACCTGGCCGCCGCTACACGCCCGCCGAGTGCGGGAAGCTCGAGCAGGACTATGTGCAGGCCATGCTGCACAACATGGGCCGCTGTGTCCGGGGGGAATTCGAGTTCCACGAGGTGAAGGCCTGGGGCCACTTTGCCTACAACATCGGTACCAACGGATTCTGTGCCAGCACCGCCGCCAAGCGCCTGAACGCCGGCGAGCGCACCGCCGCCTGCGATGAGATCTGGAAGTGGCGCTTCGTCACCATCGACGGCGCCAAACGCGACTGCTCCCTGCCGCAGTGGCGTTCGAAGTGCGGCGGCATCATCGACCGCCGGCAGTGGGAAATGGCCACCTGCAGAGGAACCCTGTAATGACCCCGCGACAGGCAATCACCATGGCAATGGTGGTGGTGCTGCTATCGATCGGCGGCTGCTACTACCTGAAGGGGCGAACGGACGCCGCCACCTCAGCCGAAAACAAGGCACTGCAGGCCCAGGTCCGGGCCACCAGCACCAGCGTCCAGATCAGCCGCGACACCGCCGCCGCCGTCGACCTGGAAGCCCACGAAACCCGCGAACGCACCGCCAAGGCGGTGGAGGCCATCCATGCGACTTCTTCCGATTCTGATCCTGCCGCTGCTGCTGACGTCCTGCGCATTGCTCGGGAGGCGCACGACCGAGCCATACGTGCCTCCTGCCGGGTGCAGCGAACGAGCGATTGCCCAGCGACCGCCGGCACCGCCGACGGGCCGTGACTGGCTGAAGTGGGCTGCGGCCTACGTGGGCGCCGTCGGCGCCTATGAGGACAGCGAGAACAAGCGCGCCCATACCGCGGACTGCCTGGACCAGCACCGCGGGAAATAGTCGGGAACCCGAAGGGGGCGCGGGCCGACCATCTGCTGCAGTCTCCCGCAGGTGCCGCCATGACCGTCCCCGCCTACACCGGCCCCAACACCTCGATCGCCAACGGCGTGACGACGGTGTTCCCCTACAGCTTCCGCATCCTCGAGGCGGCCCACATTCGGGTCACCGTTAACGGCCTTGTCCGAACCCTGGGCACGCACTACACCGTCGAGGGTGTGGGCAATCCAGCCGGCGGCAATGTCGTGTTCGTGGCCCCGCCTGCAGCAAATGCCAAGGTGGTGCTGCACCGGAATATGCCACTGGTCCGGGTGATCAACTACGAGAACCTTGGCGACCTGCTGGCGCAGACCCTCAACGAGGACCAGGATGCGCCGGTGATGATGATCCAGCAGATCGCGGCGGACGCGATGCTGCTGGTACCGGATCCCGATGGCAGCGGCGACATGGTGTGGGATGCGAAGAACAACCGCATCGTGCGCGTTGGCGACGCCATTGCCGATGCCGACGCCCTGAACAAGCGCACCGCGCTCGTGCTGATCGAGCAGATCCAGAACGGTGGCGGCACCGTCGGCGTGTCCCCGAAGCTCTGGACGTTCACTGGCGATGGCGAAGTGACCGACTTCCCCTTGGCTGGCGCCGATGTTCTGAGTCCGCTGTTCTACGACACCGCAGTCGAGATCACTGCGGGTGCCGGCAACTACAAGGTGTCCCGCCCGGTCGACGCGGATGGGGTAGGTGAGTTCCTGATCGTGCCAGGCACCGAAGGGGCGCCGCCGGCCATCCGCTTTAACCCGCCCCTCGGCGATGGCGTGCGTGGCTTCACGACCCTGCGCGGCTACGCCAGGCCGTGGATCGGTGAACCGCCGGTCTACACGGTTGCGCCGCGGATCGTCAGCGTCACCGGCAACACCACGCTGGCCGGGGACATGCACAACACCCTGATCTTGGCCAACTCGGCCACGCCGATCACGCTCACCGTGCGGGCGAACACCGGCGGCAGCGCCGACTGGAAGGAAGGCCAGTTCTTCTCGGTATTGCAGGTGGGCGCCGGCCAGGTGACGCTCGCCGTCGAGGGCGGTGGACCGCTCACCGTGCCGCCGAGCTTCCAGGCCAAGACCCGTGCACAGGGCTGCATCATCAGCGGCACCTGCCTTGCGCCTGACGCCGACGCGTGGGTGGCTGCAGGTGACCTGTCGCGGATTGCGTCCGCCCCCGATCTTCAGTGCTTCGACCTGGTCGATCGATCTGTGCTGATCGGAACCAACATCGGGACCGGGACCGGGAAGGACAGCCTGATCCTGCCCTACGGGCTGTTGCTGGATACCGTGGCCAACGGCGGCATCTATGCCACGCTCGCCGTCGCCCAGGCTGCCGGCGTCGTACTCACGGTTGATGTGAACCGAAACGGCACCAGCATCCTGTCGACCAAGCTGACCTTTGACAACAACGAGCGCACCACCATGACGGCGGCCATCCCACCGGTGCTGGTGCCGGGTGGCAACGTATTGGCCAAGGGAGACGAGATCAGCATCGACGTGGACCAGGTGGGTACGGCCCTGGCCAAGGGCCTGCGGGTCTACCTGGTCGGCCAGAGGGCCAGCTGACATGACCGCGCGTATCTACGATCGCCCGGATCTCGACCAGCAGCAGCCCCGTCCTGTCCTGTTCGTCACGGGCAAGTTTGCCTTTGCCGAGCCGTTCATGGCCTATGAGGGCCGGCTGCAGATCGTCAACGGGATCGGCGACTGCGCCGTGCGCCAGATCGATGGCGACCGCCTGCCGGAAGGCACTCAGGTCTCGGTAGACCAGGCAACGAAACAGGTAGTGGTCACCTGGCCGGCCTACCTTCCCGGTGAGGCACCAATTCCGAATCCGGGCTTCGAGTCCGGCGACACCGGATGGACTGGGGGCAATGGCTGGAAGATCGCTACTGAAAACCCGCCGAGTGGTTCGTGGGCAGCCGGCTACTACAACAACTGGGGCGAATCCCGCATTTCGAGCAACGCTCGCTACTCGGTGTTTCCGGGGCAGGTGACCAAGGCGAAGTGCAAGGTGCGCCAGGGCGCCTCGTCCGAGGGCAATGCCGGCGCATCCGTCATGCTCGAGTACCGGAATGCAGCAGGCGAGGTTATCTCGGCCCCGGAGGGAAACCGGGTCATGTCCGCGAGCAAGAACAGGGTCTACGATTCGAACGTGGCAGCAGCTGCCCCGGACGGGGCGGCTACCATCAACATTGCGGCGAACGGCATCCGGTATCGGCAGAACAAGATCCTGTTCGTCGACGACTTCGAGTGGGATCACACGGTCGCAGCGGCCGGGCTCAACATCGAGAAGACCTTCCAGGTCTCGCTGCTGGTCAGCGATTCCATTGGTCGCTCGTATCTGTGGGTCGGTGTCATCACCTGCCAGAAGGTGAATATCACCGGGGTGGTTCGCCAAGGCTCGCTTGCCAGCAGCTCGGGCTTCCAGATCGGTCAGGTGGCCTATAGCCGGCTTGGCAAGAAGTTCCACGCGTGCAAAACGACCCGACAGACGTCTGCGGATGGCGTCACCTGGACGGTTGCCTCGACTGCTGATTACGAGGCGTGCGCCGTCAACACGGATACCGGTGCGCTCTTGGGGCTGATCGGTACCCGTATGGTGTTCGAGTCGGCACCTGATGTAATGACGACGATCGCCCCCGATACTGCGGACGCATACCGCAATTTGTCGTACGGCAATGGGAAGTGCATTGCTATGGGAGGGAGCTACGCCTCGTCCGGATACGCAGGGGCATGGACTCCGGGCCTGGCCGGGCAGAAGATGGACTACTCGGCCTCGCCGGCTCGCTGGTTCCCCGAGGCCGGTTTGTGGGTTGCGGTGAACACGTCATACAACATTGCCACATCCCCAGACGCACTTACGTGGACCGATACTGGCCTCAATATGGGCAGTGGCGCCGCGGTGAGTGAGGCGCCAGCGTATAGCCCCATCGCTCGTGCTGTAGTCGTTCATGGCATTGGCGCGACTGTTCGCCGTTTCGACGGCACCAGCTGGGAGACGATCAACCTCCCGGCCCCAAGTTCTAACGGATACAACAAGGGCAACGGGAAAGTGGTGTATGCCTCCCGCCTTGGCATGTTCGTGCTGATCAGCATGTACGGGCTCTATACCAGCGTCGACGGCAGGGCTTGGACGAAGGTTGTCGATGTTGCTTCTGACGGAAGCCCGCTGGCGTTCATGTCCTCTTGGAACGCAGTTGCGGATGGCGATGATCGGCTGGTGTTTATCTCCGCCAACAACGGCTACGCGATCCTGTTCACAAACGCGCCAGAGCTGTAACAGCCGGGAGGGTCGAGCCAGACTCGACTCTGCCCGAACGGTTCAGGGAGGTGGCCGGCTCGTTCGCAGGATCTGCGACAGCCGGCCGTATCCTTCCGGCCATGCCGCTCCCCGCCGACTTCTACTGGACGACCAGGTCCGCCAGCCTGCCCAATGACCCGCTGACCGTGATCGCCTGCCACAGCGTGTGGGTGGTGGCTATGGCCCAGCGGGTGAATGACGGGATCTGGATCGCCTCGCTGGACCGGCATCGGCATGGCCCCGGCGGGCCGTTCCGCTGGTGCAGCAGCTACGAGCAGGGCCGGGCAGGGGCCGAGCTGTGGGTGACCAGGCACGAGGACAGGCTGCGGGAGGATGTGGCCAAGATCCTGGCATGGCAGGAGAAGGTCCGGGGGAACCGGCTGGCCAAGGCCGACCAGGATCCGCCTTTCGGCTGGATCGGGTAGGGGCTTTGGGGCGCTCCGCAACGAGAAACGGCGCCAAGCCACACAAGGGTTTCAGGGCGCCGTTGCAGATGGTGTTGCGGAGCGGGAATCAGGGCGAAAGCCTTGCGCCGCAATGGTTCTTCGTCAGACTTTTAATCTTTTGGTCGAAGGTTCGAATCCTTCACGGCCCACCAATTGCATCAATGACTTAGGCGCCCTTGTGGCGCCTTTTTCATATTTCCGGAAAAATTAAGTGGTTCCACGCTCGAGCAC